TAACAGGGCCAGAAGGTGGCTCTACGGGTCAAGATACTACAGGCTTACCTAAATATTATGCTATGTTTGGAGGAGCAACTGGAACTGCCTCAACTACATCAGGAAATATTATAATGGCTCCTACACCAGATGCTAATTATTTAATAAATATTCATGGAAATGTAATACCAACAGGATTAGGGACTAATACTTCTGGGACTTATATAAGTAAATACTTTCCTCAAGGGCTACTTTATGCTTCCCTGGTCGAAGCTTATGGATTTTTAAAAGGTCCAATGGATATGTTGACATTATATGAGCAAAAGTATAAACAAGAATTAAGTAAATTTGCAAGTATGCAAATTGGGAGACGAAGACGAGACGATTATACGGATGGTACTATTCGTATACCAATTGAGTCACCGCCTCAATAATAGGAGATAATTTATGGCAATAACATCGGCAGTTTGTAATAGCTTTAAACAAGAAATTTTAGAAGCAGAACATAATTTTACGGCTTCTACGGGAAATACTTTTAATTTAGCATTATACACAAGTTCAGCAACTTTAGGGGCGTCAACAACAGCCTATAGTTCTAGTAATGAAATCACGAATTCATCTGGAACAGCTTATACTGCAAAAGGAAAAGCATTAACAAGTGTTACACCAACATTAGATTCATCAACTGCAGTCTGTGATTTTGCAGATGTCTCTTGGACATCAGCTTCATTCACAGCTAATGGATGTTTAATTTTTAATGATTCACATGCAACAGATGGATCGGTATGCGCGGTAGCTTTTGGTGGAGACAAAACAGTTTCTTCTGGAACTTTTACAATTCAGTTTCCCGCAGCAGCAGCAACTACAGCGATAATTCGGATAGCATAAGGAGGTAAGTCCTTATGGCCTTTATAAGAACATTTACCGTCACGGTTAGTGGAGGTAAATACTATATTGATAGTGTTCAACAACCTACTATAAATTTAGCCGAAGGTGGTTTATATAAATTTGACGTCTCCGATAGTTCCAACGAAAACCACGATTTAAGATTTTCCACAACAAGTGATGGTACACATGCAGGAGGTTCTGTTTATACAACAGGAGTTGATAACTCAGGAACTCCAGGAGATGCAGATGCCTATCTTCAAATTCAGGTAGCTACAAGTGCACCTGATCCTCTTTATTATTATGACACAAATAACTCTGGCCTAGGAGGTCAAGCAAATACTCCAGCCGCCGCTTCTTATGGAATGCGTGCATGGAGTATAAATTCATGGGGGGCTCAAAATGAAGTTGATGTTTCATTAACGGCTCCTAGTGAATTAACTTCTTCTATTGGTGATGTAGCTGCATATCCTGAACAAGGATGGGGATCTGATACATGGGGAACTGAAGATTGGGGTGAAAGTGGACTTTCTTTTACTATAAGTGGAGTTTCAGCTACTGCCTCAGTTGGAGATATTGTTGCTTCATCTTTACAAGGATGGGGTAGAGCCGAATGGGGTGAAGAACCGTGGGGAGACAGTAATAATCCCACTGTTAGTTTAACAGGATTAGGAGCTACTTCTTCCATAGGAGAAGTTTCAGCATTTAACGAACAAGGTTGGGGTAGAGATCCTTGGGGTTATGAAAACTGGGGTGAATCAGCAATGACAGTTGTTGTGGATGTTGACTCTAGTGGAGTAGCAACAACGGGTGTTGGAGCAATTTCTCCATCTGAAATGTCTATAGGACTAAGTGGTCAAGGTACTACATCATCTGTAGGTACTCCAGGATTAGAATTTGGACCAGCAGGTGCACTATCAGGAGTTTCAGCAACTGTAAGTGTTGGTTCTGTTGATCCAGTAATTGTAGTTCCATTAAGTGGAATTGCATTAACTTCTTCAGTGGGTGCTATTGCACCAGCTGATGTGATGGGATTAACAGGAGTAAGTGCTACTGCTTCACCAGGAGAAATAACAGTAGCTTCTGTTGAATTAGTAGATGTAACTGGGGTAGGCGCAACATCTGCTGTAGGCTCTATTTCACTTGCAGCAATGAGTGTAGGATTAACAGGTCAATCTCTTACTTCTAGTACGGGTTCTATTTCACCAACTGAAATGACAATGGGATTAACTGGACAATCTGCAACAATTAGTTTAGGACAGATTGGTGGTCCAATTGCATGGGAAAAAGTTACTCCTACTCAAGATGGTAGTTGGAGTAAAAGAACAGCTACACAAGGTGGTAGTTGGAGTAAAAAAACACCTTCACAAGGCGGAAGTTGGAGTAAAAGGTCGGCTTAATTAGTTGACATTATATATAAAACAAAATAAATATTAGGATCTAGATAAGATTTAGGAGAAAATTATGGCTTCAACATATACACCGTTAGGTGTTGAAAAAATGGCAACCGGTGAAAATGCCGGTACATGGGGAACAAAAACTAATACAAACTTAGAAATTATTGAACAATTTGCTGGTGGTTATACTACGCAAGCAGTAACTGATGGAGCTGATACAGATTTATCAGTAACTGATGGTGGAACAGGAGCAACGCTTGCTCATAGGGTAATTGACTTAACAGGTGCACTTACAGGTGCAAGAAATGTAACTGTTCCTATTGATGTACAGCAACTGTACGCAGTTAAAAATTCTACAACAGGCTCACAGGCAGTAACTTTTAAATATGTAAGTGGTACAGGTACTAGCGTTACTTGGTCTGGTGGAGATACATCAACAAAATTTATTTATGGTACAGGTTCAGGAACTAATCCAAACATCGTAGATGTGGGATTTGTTACAACTAGTGGAACTCAAACTTTAACAAACAAAACCTTAACATCTCCTAAAATTGGAACTTCTATTTTAGATACAAACGGACTTCAATTAGCTCTTTTAACAGCTACAAGTTCTGCTGTTAATGAAATTACACTAGCTAATGCAGCTACAGGAAACAATCCAACTCTTACAGCGTCTGGAGACGATAGCAATATTGGTATTGCTCTAAAGACAAAAGGAAGTGGAGTAATTCAAGCTGAAGATGGTGGTGGAACAGTAGCAGCAGTTAAAATTGCAGGAAAAGAATCTATTTGGGTTCCTGTTACAGCTATGTATGGAGCTACAACTAATCCACCTGATGCAGCACAAGTAGAGACAACAGCTTTAAGACCAGACATGAAAGTGTTAGACTTTGATGCTGGTACAGATCAATTTGCACAATTTTCAGTAGCTTTTCCTAAATCATGGGATGAAGGAACAGTAACTTATCAAGTATTTTGGTCCCCTGCTTCAACTAACACAGGTGATTGTATTTTTGGATTACAGGGTGTAGCATGTGGTGACAGTGATACTATTGATGTAGCTTATGGAACAGCCGTAACAGTTACCGATGCTGGTATAGGAACAGTCGAAGATCAACAAGTTTCATCTGAAAGTGGTGCTGTTACAATTGCAGGCTCTCCTGCAGTAGATCAACAATCTTATTTTCAATTATATAGAGATGCAAATGCCGGTGGAGATACTTTTAGTGCTGATGCAAGAGTACTAGGAGTTAAATTATTCTACACTACAGATGCAGCTAACGACGCATAAGGAGTATAGAACATGTCTTTTGGATATCAAATTTTAGGTTTTGGATCAGGGGGTAGTGCAGGCCCTTATGATGTAGATTTTTTAGTCGTAGCCGGTGGCGGTGGCGGCGGATGCACTTCTAATGGTGGACCTCAAGCACGAGGATCTGGAGGGGGCGGAGGTGCTGGAGGATATAGAACTTTATCTACTCAAGAAGTAACTCCAGGAAACGATATTACAGTAACAGTAGGTGCAGGAGCAGCTGGTAAAGTTCAAGCTACAGTTACTCAATCAACTCCCGGAGGAGTTTCATCAATAGCTTCAGACGATTTTTCAACAATGGAATCAGCTGGTGGAGGAAGTGGTGGTAGTCACAACGCTAGTGGTCCAGCAAGTCCATATTACGATATTTTTAATGGAGGATCTGGTGGCGGCAGAGGAGGTTCTGTTGGCCGAGGTGGAGTAGGAAATACACCTTCTACTGATCCATCGCAAGGTAATGATGGAGGATCTGGAATTAATGTTAGTAAATATATTGGTGGCGGTGGTGGAGGCCACGCTGCAGCAGGAACAGATGCATCTGGTAATCAAGCTGGAGTAGGCGGAGCAGGAACAGCAAATACAATAACAGGTGCGTCAGTTTATTATGCTGGTGGAGCTGGAGCTGGTGCAAATGGCTGCTATGCAGGAAGTCAACAAGGAGCCGGAACTCCTTCAACCGGAGGTGGCGGCGGCGGCGGTGCGAATAATACAATAGGCACAGCTGGAACGGCGAACACCGGAGGTGGTGGTGGCGGAAGCGGAGGCCAACACGAAGGAACACCAAATGCTGGTGGAGCTGGTGGTTCTGGAGTTGTAATTTTAAAAGTACCAACTTCAAGTTATACAGGAACAACAACTGGTTCTCCTACGGTAACAACTTCGGGCGACTATACAATTGTAAAATATACATCCAGTGGGACATATACGGCGTAACAATGGCACACTACGCAAAATTAGATAATACTAATACAGTAACACACGTTGTTAGAGTTGAGGATAACGAATGTGTAGATGCGAATGGAATTGAAACAGATAACCAAGGTCAAAATTTTTTAAGATTTATTCATAAAGAACCTGATGCAGTTTGGAAAAGATGTTCTTATAATACTGTACATGGAGAACACCAAGAGAAAAATGAAAATGGAGATGTAGTGGCAGTATCTACAGAAAAAGCTTTTCGGGGAAACTATCCAACAGTTGGATATACTTATGATGAAGCATTAGATATTTTTTTATCACCTAAACCATATCCTTCTTGGTTATTACATACAGAAAGAGATTGGGCTGAAACAGGCTTTGACCAATATGAATGGAAACCACCAGTCGAGTATCCCTCGGTTAATAAAAAAGGCGACGTGCTTTGGTTTATATCATGGGATGAACCAAACCAAAGATGGACGGCTTATTTAGCTGATGACAATGAAGTTCAGTATGTTTGGAACGAGTCAACTAAAGATTTTGATGTTATTTAATACCTAATTGATTTAGATCAATTGACTTTTAAATTATACTTGATATAAATTCAAGTAATGAAAGAGCTATACAGTGAACTACGGGGACTTTTTCCTACACCTCTTTTTGTAAGTCATACAAATAAAGAGTTTACAAAAAAAGAAATATCTTTTCTTAAAAAGAAAAAGCTACCTTTAAATATTTTAAACAATAAAATATTAAAAAATATTAAAAAAGAAGTAGTATTGGCTACACATAACTATTTCTATCATATAGAAAAAACTTCTAGTGATTTAAATTTTGATATTTATCAATCTTGGGTTGAGGTGGGCCATAAAAATAAACCCTCTCATGATTTAAAACATAGTCATAGAAATAGTTTTTTATCTGGATTTTTATATATTGATGCTGCTGCAGAAAAGGATAGACTTAGTTTTATCAAAGATCAAGGGAGTTTCTTTGAGTTTACAGTAAAACAAAATAATGTTTTTAATTGTTCTACCTGGGAGGTTCCTGTTGAGAGTAAAAAAATAATTATATTTCCATCTTATGTACCTTATATTTTTCGTAAACAAAATAAACAACCAATAATGGCCATAGGATTTAATATTTTTTTAAATGTTAAAACTGGAAAAGTTTCTGATCTGATAGCGGAGTTAATTAAATGATAATTAGAAAACAAATTGTTTCTATTTTCCCTACCCCAGTATATTATTCAAAGCTCAATAGAAAATTTACACAAAAAGAAAGTAATTTTTGGAAAAAAAATAAATATAGATCTAATGATGGAAACATCACAAGTGTAGATAATTATGTTCTAAACAACAAAATATTAAAAAATATTAAAAAAGAAATAGAATTAAGATTAAAAGATTTTATGGATAAAATAATCCAACCCAAGACTAATGTGAAATTATATATTTCTCAATCTTGGTTTAATACTACATCCCAAAATCAATTTCATCATTTACATTCTCATCCAAATAGTTATTTATCAGGTGTTCTATATTTTGATGCGGACCCCCGAGTAGATAAAATTTTTTTTAATAGAAAACAAGACCCCAAAGTTACTTTAAAAGTAAAAAAGTTTAATGCATTTAATTCAAAGTCATGGTGGTATCCTATTCAAGTGGGAGATATTATTATTTTTCCTTCTTTTGTCCCCCATTATGTAGCACAAAAACAAAATGACGAAAATAATAAGAGATGTAGTCTAGCATTTAATACTTTTTTAAAAGGAACATTAGGGGACCCAACAAGATTAACAGAATTAATTTTATAATTATGCCACAACAAACTATTACTAAATTAGCTTATTGGTTTTGGAAAAAATCTATTAATACAGAAGGTATTCTAAAATTAAATGATTATATTGAAAAAAATTTTGATTCATATGAAGAAAAATCCTCAAAAGCAAAATATTCAACTAAAACAGCTGTAGTTAAATTAATACAGTATAAAAAAATAAAAAAAATAATAGAGCCTATTATTCTATCTTGTAAAAATGTTGGAGAAGAACAGTTCGGTTATATTTTAAACGACGTATATGATTTGCATTTTTGTCATTTTAATAGTTATAAGGCTGCACATAAAGGCCAATATACTTGGCACCTGGATGAAGATCCTTCTCCTTACCGTGATATTAAACTAACTATTTTAATTAATTTATCTACAGATAAATATGAAGGAGGAAAATTTTATATACTTCAAGGTAAAGAAATTTATGTTAATGAACTAGATGAACCTGGAAGTGTTTTAATATTTAAATCTAATTTATTACATAGAGTTTCTCCTGTAACTAAAGGGGAACGTAAAACTTTAGCTCTTTTTTTAACCGGACCCGCATTTAGATAATGGATTTTATTGAAGAATATACTGTACCTACATCATTATGTGATGATTTTATTAATTATCATAAAAAAAATAAAGAATATAAAAGTCTAGGACATGTTGGGGATATGAGAAGTAAAGTTGATATAAATTATAAAAAATCTACAGATGTTTATTTCTATAATCAATCTAAAGAACCTTTCATGACAGGTTTTTTTAATCATCTTTCGGAAGCGATTACACATTATGCTTCTAAATATAAATTAAAACTTCCCGTACATACTTTTATATGTAATCACATTCAACACTATAAACCAGGAGAGGGTTTTCCTGCTTTACATTATGAAAGAGCATCAATGTCAACTTTGAAAAGAGAATTAGTTTACATGTTATATTGTAATAATTTAAAAAACGGAGGAACTCATTTTCCTAATCAGAAGAAAATATTAAAAGCAGTTAAAGGTAAATTATATATATGGCCGGCGGGGTTTACTCATCCGCATCAAGGTGTTATATGTAAAACAAAAGAAAAATATATCGTGACAGGATGGTTTGAAAATTGTGAAAAATAAAAAAATATATTTTATATCAGGATTTCCTAGAGCCGGTAATACCGTATTGGCTTCTATTTTAAATCAAAACCCTAAGATAAAAGCTAGTGCTCATTCAATTTTACCCGATGTGCTTTTTCAATTAGACCGGCTTAAAGATAAAGAAATTTACAGGAACTTTCCAGATGAAAAATCTATGGATAATTTAATAGAAAAAACATTCGTTTCTTACTACGATCAATGGGATGCTGATTATATTATTGAAAGAGGGGATTGGATAACTCCTTATAACTTAAGATTATTACAAAGATATTTTAAAAATAATGAAATAAAGATTGTTATCTTAGTACGAGATATTTTAGATATTGTAGGTTCTTTTTTAAATGTCTGTAGAAGAAATGCAGAATTTCATCTTAATAAAGAATATGAAGCTGCGGATAAGAGTACCATCATCTACAATAAAAAAGAAGAATTGGCGGAGAAGATAATGGATCGACATAATTATGTCTATGCTACTTTATTTTCAATTAATAATTTAATGAAAGAAGATACATTCAATAATTATATTTTCGTTGAATATAATGATTTAGTTTCTAAACCTGAAGATACTTTAAATAAAATATATAACTTTTTTAATATAGAAAAATTTAAACATGATTTTAATAACATTAAAGAGTTTAAAATTAATGGAGTTATGTATGATGATGGGGTAGTAGGAGGAAAACTACATGATGTTAAAGTAGGAAAACTTGAAAGACAAAGATATGTAGTGGAAGTTAATCAAAGAGTAGTGGATAAATATTCTGGTTTAGAGATGTGGAAAAACCCTCCAGAGAAAACTAACAACTTTAAATATATTGACAAGATAGATGTAGAAGGAACAAAAAAAATATTACAAAATTTTAACGAAGACGATTGGAATAAATATACCTATAGACAAGAAACTTGGGATGTACATAATCAAACCCAAACCATACCGTTGCTTTACGGAGAAGATTTTGATGAAGTAGCTCCACAAAGAAAAGACTATAATAAATTTATTCCAATTTTAAAATCAATTGAAGAAAAATTAATTAAAAAATATTCTACAGGATCAATTTCACGAGCTATATTAGTTAAGCTAGGTGCAGGTTGTAGTGTTAAAGCTCATCAAGATCATGGAGATGCTTTACAAAGTACTATTAGACACCACATCCCTCTTCAAACAAATCGATATGTTATATTTACTGTAGGGGGTGAAGGAAAAAATCTTAAAGAAGGTGAGATATGGGAAATAAAAAATACCGATAAAACTCATTCGGTTTATAATAAAGGAGTTGAAGATAGAATTCATTTGATTGTAGATTGGAAAAATGAAAAATAAATTAAATGATTATATTTTTAAAATAGAAAACTTTTTAAATAAAGACCTTTGTGAGGAGACAGTAAAACAATTAGAACCTATTAAATGGACTGATCACCGTTTTGTTTATCGCGTTGTAGGTGGGATGACCATTGAAAAGAGTTACTCATTGAAAGAAGAGTTAGAAGTTAGTTACGACAAAGTTTTAAATAAATCAGAAATAATGACTAGGCTGCACTCAGCTATACAACAATATCAAAACAATTTGAAATTCAATTGGTTTTCAGGGTGGAATGGTTATTCAGAAATAAGATTTAATAAATATGCAAAAAATAAAACAATGGCTAAACATTGTGATCATATACATAGTATGTTTGATGGAAAAATAAAAGGTGTTCCAATATTAAGTTGTCTTGGTATTTTAAATGATGATTATCAGGGAGGGGAATTTATTATGTTTGATAATAAGCATATTGAATTAAAAGCAGGGGATTTATTAATCTTTCCATCTAACTTTTTATATCCACATACCGTAAAGCCAATAAAAAAAGGAACTAGATATTCTTATATATCCTGGGTATATTAATGACAAATACGTGGAACTGTAAATTTTTAAGAAAAATTAATGACTATGTTTATTTATTTAATGTTGAAAAACATAAACAATTAAAAAATAAGATTTTAAAAAACATTCAGGCTACTCCCTTTACTAAAATTGATAACGTCTATAAAACAGATTGGGAAATTGATTATTATTTAGAAAGGAAATATTGGGATCAAAATATCCAAGAAATATTTAATAACTGTACAAATTTTATAAAAAAAGATTTATACGGCGATATAGAATTTAATACATTTTTACATAATTATTGGTTTCATATCTATAATAAAAACTCAGAGTTTAAATGGCATACCCATGATAAAACTAATTTTTCTGGAATTTATTATATAAGTCTTCCATATAAAAAATATAGAACAGAGTTCTTAAGTCTAAAGACTGAAGCCCAAGAAGGAAACATATTAATTTTTCCAGCTTTTCTAGCACATCGTTCTCCTATAAATAAATCCATTAAAAACAAAACAGTGTTAGCGTTCAATTTTTCTCTGGGATATAGAAACCTAGGCTCCTCTTAAAAAATCCTGGAAGGGAACTATTGAAAATATAGTAAAACTCAGATAAACTGTTACTACTCAAATTGCTAAAAGTATAGTAAGGATAAGCATGCTACAAAAAATAGGTTTTTTGCCTGGATTCAATAAACAAGTTACCCCAACAGGAGCAGAAGCTCAATGGCAAGAGGGTGAAAACGTTCGTTTTAGGTATGGAACCCCTGAAAAAATAGGAGGCTGGTCCCAGCTAGGAGATAAATCTCTAACTGGTGCCGCTAGAGCCCTTCATCAAATGGTTAATAATGAGGGTATTAAATATTCTCTTATAGGAACCAATAGAATTTTATATGTATATTCTGGAGGAGTTTACTATGATATTCATCCTTTAGTTAATCCATCAGGAACAGCTATTACAAGTGCATTTACTACTACTAATAGTAGTACCACTGTTACCCTAACTTTTAGTTCCGCTCATGGCTTTGTGGCAGGTGATATAATTTTATTTGGAGATTCTTCTACATTTAGTTCTATCACTGATTCTGTTTTTGATGCCAATACTTTTTGTGAAAAAAAATTTATGGTGCTATCAGCACCTACTACTACCACTCTTACTATTAATGCAGGAGCTACTGAAACTGATTCAGGAGCCACAACTTCCGGAGGCATAACTTATTATAGATACTATCATGTGGGTCCAGCTGAACAGGTTGGAGTTTATGGTTATGGAATATCTCAATGGGGTGGTACGGTAACCAATCCTCAAACTACAACTTTAGATGGAGCTTTAGGAGACAATGCTTATGGAACCGGAGGATCAGGAACCAGTATTACTTTAGATTCTGTTACAGGATTTCCAACTACAGGAACAAATTATATACAAGTTGATTCAGAAGAAATTTCTTATACAGGAGTTTCAGGAAGTGATCTCACAGGAATTACAAGAAATGCTAGAGGAACTACAAGAGCTGCTCATTCAGATGGAGCAACAGTTACAAACTTCAGTGACTATGCTGCATGGGGTCAAGCAGCAGCGTCCACGGATAAAGTTGCTGAACCTGGGTTGTGGTCTATTGATAATTTAGGAACCACAGCTATTGCTTTAATTTGTAATGGAGCAGTATTTGAATGGAATGCAAACGCATCTAATGCAACAGCAACACGGGCTACTATTATTTCTGGTGCACCAACAGCATCAAGAGATATGTTAGTATCAACACCCGACCGTCACTTAGTTTTATTTGGAACAGAAACAACAATAGGAACAACATCAACTCAAGATGATATGTTTATAAGATTCTCTGCTCAGGAAGATATAACTGACTGGGCTCCAACAGCAACCAATAGTGCTGGTACACAAAGACTGGCCGCTGGATCACGGATCATGGGAAGTAAATTAGGTAGAAATGCAATTTATGTATGGACAGATACCTCATTATTTACCATGCGTTTTGTAGGGGCTCCTTTTACTTTCGCCTATGAACAAGTAGGAACAAACTGTGGATTGATAGGAAAAAATGCAGCTGTAGAAGTTGATGGAGCGGCGTACTGGATGTCTGATAATGGTTTCTTTAGATTTACTGGTAAACTAGAATCGATGGACTGTTTGGTTGAAGACTATGTTTATGATGATTTAAACACTACTTCAAATCAAATGATCTATTGTGGTATTAATAACTTGTTTGGAGAAGTTATGTGGTTTTATCCTACTGCTAATTCTAATGTTATTACTAGATGTGTGGTTTATAGTTATCTAGACTCAAGTGCAGAAAGACCTATTTGGTTTACTAATGCAAGTTCACTTTTTCCAAGAACTACGTGGGTAGACTCAGCAGTATTCGGTCTTCCTCATGCAACTTATTACGATGCAGATACAGACACATCTTTTGATGTTACAGGAAATACTGAGGGTATAACAATTTATTATGAACATGAAACTGGTGTTAATTATGTTAAGGGAGGAACTACTTATGCAGTACCTGCTAATATATTATCAGGAGATTTTGATATTACACAAGATCAAAAACAAGGAATTACATTTAGAGGAGATGGAGAATTTATGATGAGAGTGAGCAGATTTTTACCTGACTTTATAACTCAAGCTGGAAATACAATAGTTGAATTAGATTTAAGAGATTTTCCAAATGAAACAGCAGCTAGTTCTACGTTAGGTCCATTTACAATTACATCTGCTACTAAATATCAGAGTTGTAGAGCTCGCGGTAGATCTGTTGCAGTGAAGATATCCAACACGGCAGTAGATTCCAATTGGAAGTTAGGAACTTTTAGGTTAGATGTACATGCAGGAGGAAGAAGATAATGGCCAAGATAGTACAAACATTAACAAGAGCAAGTTCAGAATATAGAGAAGATGTATCTCAATCTTTAGTGAGAGATTTAGACGGGGTTCTTGAGAAATTAAATACTACTTTTCAAGAAGAATTAAAACAAGAGATAGAAGCTAAGAGCTTCTTTATGGAATAATGGCTGTATTAAATATATATAATTTCTATGGTAAAAGCACTACGAGTGCTGATTCAAATATTGCATTATTATCTCCTTTAGTAAGTGAAACTTATATTGTTAAATCCATAAGAATAACTAATAAATCAGGATCTAATACTCCTACTATTAGTATAACTAACAATGCTTTTTTTATTACACATACTCAACAGCTAACAGCTAGCACAAGTGTTGAATTAATTAGTCTACCTTTAGTGGTAGTGGGGGGAGAAGTTTTAAAGTATAGTACGGCTGGAACAGTCTCTGATGGAGTAGATATTGCTATCAGTTACTTAAATATCAAAAAGGAAATAACAACATAATGAAAACAACAATAGTTAATGGGAAAGAAATACCTCTTATTGAACCAGCAGCAGTAACAACCATTATTAAAAACAAGAAAACAGGAGAAATTTATGAGACAGATGAAGAGTGGCAGGCAAAGAGTATAGCAGAAGAAGACATTCAAAAAGATGTGACTGTAGTAATGCCACCCCTTGATTTGTTCTCAAAAACAAAGTAAAGTATATACTCAGGAAATATATACCTGCTTCAGCAATAAAATAAGGCAACAATATGGCAATAACAGATATTAATATTTCAGAACAGTTAGAAACAGGAGCCCCTTCTATTAAATATACAGGTAAAGAAGGCCCAAGACCCTCGATGCAATCACAAGAAGAAATGCAGATGGCTCAACAAGTATGGGAAGCTATGGGTGATGAAGAGCGAGGACAGTTCTCAAACTTTCAAGAATTTTTTAGAAGTGGTGTATGGAAACAAATACTTCAACAAGCACAACAAGATGAAGCACAAGGAATCCAGGGCCTTGGACCACGGAACAGTGGAGACATGCAAATGGCTTCTGCTGATTCTATGTTAATAGAAGAATATCAAAAATACGTTTTTGAAATGGAAGAACAAGGATTACAACCGATGTCCTTGGAAGAATTTAGACAACAAGCTATGGCAGGTATGGCTCAAGGCGGAAGAATTGGGTATGCTGGTGGTGGAAACTATGCACAAAATGAAGTAGCTAATCAACTATATGGCACTTCTTATGGTGTGCTTGATCCTTTTCAACAACAACAGATTGACAGTTTAATTGGTCAAGTTGGAACAACTTCAACAGGAACATTAAAAGCTCAAGGCGGAAGAATTGGGTATCAAAGTGGTGGTGATAGATACGAAGCAAAAATAAAAGAATTAATGGATAGAGGTTTAAGTAGAGAATTAGCTGAAGCATTAGTCATTTCAGAATTATCTCCAGATGCTTACACTATTATACCAGAAGACAAAGCTCAAGGTGGAAGAATTGGAGCAAGATTTGGTGGTGACATGGAAGAATTAAGTATGAGAGAAACAATAGACACTCCTGAAGGAATTGAAACATTAAAAGAAACAGAAAATATGGAGATGGCTGGACCTGATTGGTATATTAAAAGAATAGAACACTTAATATATTTAGGGTTCGACGAAGATAAAGCTGCTGAAATAGCTTATGATAGTGATAAGTATTATGAAGCAGTAGGACATGACCCAGGAGATTAATGCCTTTTCAATCAGAAAAACAAAGAAGATACCTATGGGCTAACGAGCCAGAGATCGCAAGAGACTGGGCCGATACCTATGGAAGTAGAATTCAAAAAAATGATGGTGGAGTAATGAGTGTTCAAGGTGGGGTTAAAAATTATCTGGGTGATCAAAAAACAGTTAGTGGCGTTCCTATTAAATGGCAATCAGGGCCAAATAAACCTGACACAGAATTAGCTTATATTACAAAAGCAGAAAAAGATTTAATTCTTAAAAAAGATTTACATGGTTCATTAAAAAATGGACCTAATACAGGGCCAGAAGGTATTATTTCTTTAGACTCACAAGGAGATAAGGGAACATATGGTCAGACAGGTCAAAGTTATGGAGATAGACAGACAAGTGATACATCACCTGAAGTTGGAGACAGAGGTGGAGGATATCAAGATTCTGGTTATGAGGCTCGTAGAAGAGCTAGAGAAAAAGATCCTTTTTATGGAACAAAACATGCAGGCAAGGAAAAATTAATAGCCGCACAAAAAGCCAAAGAAAAAAAATTTAAGAAAAGTGCAAAAATAAGAAACATTACTAGTAAAGGCACTTTGACCCAAAAAGCGTTATATGGTTTACTTAAAAATAATCCTACACACGCATTACAGTATTTATCTACTATAAAAGACAAGGACGAAGAAGTGTGGAATGACCTACCACAAGAGTTAAAAGATTTAATAGGTCCGGGTACATTTGGAGAGGCTGATCCTTCTGGAATGGATTTATATTCTAGTTGGGAAAGTCATCCGGAACTTTCTTATGATCAGTTCAGCATGTTATCACAGGTTCCAGGCTATGGACAATATCTAAAAGATAGAGGTAAACCTGGAGTATTACATTCAGGTAATGTTGGTGGACTTGGAGATAGATTTGTTCAAAAAGATAAATTTGGAACTGTTATGAAAGATAAATTTGGAAATACATTATATGGTTATGGCAGAGCAGGTGGCGGTGGTCAAGGCGGAGGATACATGGGTTATCCTAGTTATGCAGCATGGAAAGCCGCACAAGGTCAAGGTGGCGGAGGTGGCACAACTGAAGTTGCTGAAGTAGTAGAAGACACTCCATCAGCATTTCAAGCATCACTTACAACTGGAGCAAGTTCTCCTTTTGATTATTACGTAGGACAGAATCCAACAGCAAAAAATTTAGCATGGGGAGAAACTTATGGAGCAGACCCAAGAACCATGGGCCTAACATCATGGGCCGCGGACGGTGGAAGAATCGGCAGAGCTTATGGTGGTATCATGGATAGCTCAACTGGAAGAAGAGCTTATGGCTTTGGAAGTTTTTTTAAAAAAATAGGAAGAGCTGCGAAGAAAGTTATTAAGAGTCCTATTGGTAAGGCTGCTTTAGTAGCAGGTTTAGGATACGGCGCAAATGCTGGTTGGTTCGGTGGTGGAATGAAAGGATGGGTTCCTGGTTTAAAACAAATGGCCATGGATAAAAAATGGCTAGGAAATATGTTATTAAACAAAGATAGAACTGGTTGGAGTCTAGGGAAACTAGGAATATTAGGAGCTGGAGCTTTACCTTTCTTCATGGGTGGTCAAGACGAGGATGAAGATGAAGGTTTCGATTACGAAGGAGCAAAAAATAAATATTGGGATGAGCTTATGAGAATTAAAGCGGGTACCATGGCTGGAAGTTTAGATCCAAATCAATGGAGTTACTTACCATCCAATTATACATTTACGGGAGCTAAAGGTGGAAGAGCTAGATACTACAAAGGTGGTCAATCTATTCCATCAGATTATACTATGGAAGATGCAGTAATAAGTACGACTCAAGATAAACTAGGTGGCATAACAGATGTCATGAAGCAAGCTGATATATTCCGTTCAGGAGATGTAGGTCAATTCTATGCAGCTAATGGTGGAAGAATTGGTTATGGAGGAGGTGGACAAACAGGTCATCCTCCAATAACAACAGGACAAGTATCACAAATACCACCTCAAGCAGCAGCCCCACAAGCACCCCCTATGCCAGCACCACAAGCAAATCCAATGGCTAAAGGAATGAATCCTATGGGTGGAGGAATGCCTAGAAGAATGGCTCAAGAAGGTGGCTTAATGGATCTAGGTGGCATGGAAAAAGATTATAGACAAGAAGGTGGCTTTGTGCCATTAGGTGGAGAAGAAAAAGCTGATGACGTACCAGCAAGATTAAGTAAAAACGAATTTGTATTTACAGCTGATGCTGTAAGAGGCGCAGGCGGTGGAGACATTGACAAGGGCGCAGAAATTATGGAGAATGTTATGAAAAATTTAGAACAAGGTGGTCAAGTATCAGAAGAGACGCAAGGTTTAACTGGCGCTCAAGAGATGTTTGGTGTATCAGAGAGGTTAAGCGAGGTAGTATAATGGGAGACAAAGCATTAAGAGGAAATAAACTTACACGTATAGGTTTTAGTAGAGCCGGACCAGTAGGAAATTTACCATGGGTACGAGGAACCTCTCGTCCAGGAGTTAGAAAAGCTCCAAGAGGAGCTGAACATAAAGAAGCTATTAAACAAGAACAAAAATTAAAAAAAAAATCAGATTATAGATTAAAAAATGAACTAAAAAGAGTTCAAAAGATGCCTGATAAAAAATTTAAAAGTTATAACCCGGCAAAAGAAAAAATAAAAACAAGACATGGTAGAGTTTATGAAGTTCATAAATCAGATCCTGTAAAAGGTAGCCTAGGCAAAAAAACTTATAAACAACACGCGATACATGGTCACCGAGCACATCAAAGAATGGGATTAATTAAGGATTAAATTATGGCAACAGACACAACGATAACTAGACAGGCCCCCTATATTGAGGCCCTAGGTCAACAGTATGGAAAAGATTTAACGGCATTAACTGCTAAGGCAATGCCAACTGCGGGTTATGCGCCTACGGTTGCAGGCCAAGATCCAGCACAACAAGCTGCTTACACACAAGCAACAACTCAAGGTCAAGGCATTGGAGCTTATGCACCTTACATTACACAAGCGGGAGCCTATCAAACACAAGCTGCAGGATTACTTGGACCAGGTGCAGGAACTGGAACAGGTTCTGTTGCATCTTATATGTCGCCTTATCAACAACAAGTTATAAATGAAACTTTAAGCGCGTATGACACTCAAGCCCAAAAAGGTTTATCCGGAATAGGATTACTTGCTGCACAATCAGGAAATTTAGGTGGTGGTCGTGAAGGTGTTATGCGATCAGAATATCAAACAGAATCAGATGCAAAGAGAGCATTATTAAATGCACAATTATTACAACAAGGATTCGGTCAAGCACAACAAGCAAGACAACAGGACTTCCTTGGAGCTCAACAGTTAGGAGGAACTGAACGACAAATGGCTCAATTAATGCCACAATTACAAGGAAGAGATATTTCAACTTTAGGATCAGCGGGCGCAATCCAACAAGCACAAGCCCAATCTGTTCTCGATGCACAAAGAGAAGCGAACAGAATGGCAGCGTATGAACCTTACGAACGATTAGGATACATGGGAGCAGGCCTTGGAAATATCCTAGGAGGAATGCAAGGTCAATATCAAACAACAGTAACCCCTAACCAATCAGCGTTGCAGCAGGCGATGGGAATACTAGGAACAGGAATAGGCGCATATAAAACGTTTATGAATTAATAATGACTAGATTTTTACACAGACCAATGTTCAGAACAGGTGGTAGTGCCGGTCAAGGTATTACTTCAGGGTTAACGAGACCAGGATATAAAAGAGGAAGAGTAGTGGAACCCGGTGGGTATGAAGGCACCGACGATTTTTTTGATATTTATAAAGATCTGCCTGGAGCTTGGGAAAAACATAAACAACACATGGGGGAATATCCAAAAGGCACATCAGATGCTGACTTCTGGTTAAATTGGGGAACAAATATTTTAGCTCAACCGGGTGGAAGACCTATCCTACAAACTCTAGGTACAGCAGCTAAAGAACCTCTAGCAAGAATGCAAGAACAGAAAACAATGGAAAGACTAGGTGCGAGAAAAGAGAAGGCAGACTTTCTTAATACATACATTACTACAATGGCAGACCTAAAAGGGGGCGAAGCAGGTGCACAAAGAGAAGCAAATTTTAAACATGGTGATATAGCAGCAAAAGCATTGGATATGCAAAAGCAGATATTTGCTCACAATGATGCATGGAAAGAGGACTTCACACCAGAGGATAAATTAGCATGGAACCGACAGAAAGATCTTCTGAATCTACAAATGGG